GGGTTAGTCCGTGAACGTATTGAGGCAGGTAAAGAAATGCCAACGGAAATCTTCGGAATATTCTCGGAGAATAAAACAACAATAAAAAGGAATAAATAAACATGAACCAAGTAACAGAAAAAAAGAATGGTGCACTAGCTACATTTGATATGGAAGCTGACGCACAACAAGGGGCCCAGAATATTTCGCAAGATGATCTTGCGTTACCATTCTTAAAAATTTTGGGACAACTATCTCCAGAGGTTAACAAAAGAGATGGTAAATATGTCGAGGGCGCAGAGCCAGGCAAAATAATCAACACTGTAACTAATGCATTGTACGACAAAATTTCTGTTGTACCATGTCATTACAAACGACAGTACATTGAATGGCAAGACAGAGGTACCAGCAGCGGTGCACCTGTTGCAATTCACGATGCAGATAGTGATATTGTAAGTCAGACAACTAGAGGTAAAGATTATAAAGACAGATTACCTAATGGTAATTATCTTGATAATACAGCTAGTCACTTTGTACTTATCGTTGGTGACAACCCAGAAACAGCTTTGATTTCTATGAAGTCTACTCAACTTAAAGTTAGTAGAAAATGGAACTCAATGATGATGGGTCTAAAGATGCAGGGTAAAAATGGTTTGTTTACTCCGCCAACTTACAGCCACATTTATAATCTATCCACTGTTCAGATGTCTAACGACAAAGGAACATGGTTTGGTTGGGATGTAGCAAAGATAGGATCAGTCACAGATAAATCAATCTATGACATGGCAAAATCTTTTGCTGAATCTGTAGGTAAGGGTGAGATACAAGCTAAACCTGAAGTTCAAGAAGAAACTAAAAAATCTTTAAATTTATAGAATCCTAGGTAGTGGGCGTCTAAGCGAGAGTGGAAACGCCCACTTTTTAATTTATGAATGAAAAGATAGATAAAGCTCCGGTTACATATGAGGATTGGATAGATCTGGGACGGGTGATCATACCCTGCGATACAAAGCAGGCTGTGGTCGAGAAATGGTCCGACCCGGATTTTAAGATTACGAAAGAAGAATGGAGAATAGAACACACAACAAAACAAATAGGACTTAGGTTAGATCAATACATAGATTTTGATATTGATAATCCTGTTGTTAAAAGATTTACAAACGATCATATTAAATCATGTAGCGCAGTCTTTGGTAGAAGAAATAATCCATCAAGTCATTATCTCTGGTCAGGAACATCAGACTATAAAAAATTTGCATTACCAAAAGAATTAGAAAATTATTACAAAGATTATGGTCATGGCGCAACATTGTGTGAGATAAGACACGGCGCAAATAAATATACATTAGTTCCAGAAACAAAATATCATGCAACAAATGAAGTTGTTGAATGGGTTAAGTATGAAGGTATTGATGAGTATCCAGGTAATATTAAAGTTGATCTTGGTAAGATTGCTCTCGCTGCAGCTTTGTGTATTACATACGCAGGTTCGGGACAAAGAGATGATTATTGCACCGCTATTGCAGGTGTATTACTTAAACATACAGAATGGAATACAGATGAGATAGATGATTACATTTACAAGATTGCAGTTGCAGCTAAAGATGAAGAGGCAAATAAAAGAAAAAGTAAAGGTACATCACATAAAAAAGCAAATAGAAAATTTGGTATGCCTAAACTTGCAGAGATCATTGGCTGTTCTACAAAAACAATTGCAACAATGTTTAGTTGGATTGGTGTGCAAGAAGCAACAAGCGAAGAAGCAAAACAATCTATTGGACAGATTATAGAGTATGGAAGTGACAGATATTTTGTAAAAATAAATGCAGTTGTACAAGGAGAGCCAGTAGAAAAGACAATTACAGTTGATGGTCCTACACTTCGAAATAAAAAATTATTTTATGATGCGGTAATTAGTAAAGCATCCGTGTGGATTCCAGAGATGAAGCCCTCTGACTTTGAAGAGATTATGCGTAGAAAGTATGAAGCAAGAGAGAAGTCAAAAGATTATGTTGAAGATGCAGAAGAAGATTTAAGATTTGTAAAACATTTTAAAAATTATATTTCAGAGGAGAAAGCATACACAAGTAAAAAAGAATTAGCATACTTTGGTATGCCTTATTACAATACAGAAAAAAATATTTTAGAGTTTAATTTAGATAAGTTTGAAGATTATTTACACAGACAGAAAGTAAATTTACCTAGAGTAGATTTAGTTATCAAGTGTCAAAAAATATTAAAAGCTAAAAAGAATCACGGTAAGTTTGGAGAAAAATCTTGTGTTTCATGGCGAATGTTAAACCAAGAAATAGATAAAGATGATTTAATTATAGAAGGCGATTACCAGGAGATTACAAATGAAGCAACCTAATTTTATGGTGGGTCCTCCAGGCACAGGGAAAACATCTAAATTTATAACTCAAAAATATACAGAGTTATTACTTAAATTTTCTCATGAAAAGATTATAGTTTTATCACACACAAAAGTTGCAGCCGAAGAAATAAGAGATGAGATATTAAAACTTCCAGAAGTAAAAGAAAAAGGTTTAACTAAAAAATCTTTAAAATATAAAATTTGTACAATACATGCGTATTGTCAGAGTAAAGGATTGAAGAGAGATTTATTTAGTTATCAGGACCATATAAACCTGTGTATGATGGAGTCTAGATTTAAACTACAGAGAATAAATGCAAGTGACTTTGAAGGGGACAAACATAAATTTTATAAATATGTAAAAGATGCTTTTGGAAAAAGTAATACTTTAAAAGAACACTGGAAAGAATGTGACAAGCTTAGCTACAAACCCTACAGTTTAAATGTTATCGAAGAACTTCAAGAGATATACGATAAATATAAAAAAGATAATCATGTCTGTGATTATGATGACATGATACGAGATTTTATTGATAAAGCTAATGAACCTGACATAGATGTTTTAATAGTTGATGAGGCACAAGACAGTAACGTACCACAAACAAAAGCATTAGATAAAATGGCAACCAACACCAAAGAATATTGGTTTGTTGGTGACCCAGATCAAACAATATTTGAATTTGCAGGAGCTAATGCAACAAGATTTTATGAGTTATCAAAGGGAGCTAAAGAATTAGAAGAAGGTTATCGATGTAGTCAAACTATAAATAGTCTGTGTAAAAAAATTATAAAACCAATTTGGGATTACTATGGTACACATAGAATTTGGAAACCAACAGACATAGTTGGTAGTCACTATCATTTACCTAGTTTAAGAAATAGATGCAGTTCTATGGATCTGTTGTTAGATAAAATAAAAAACACTGAAGAAACATTTCTGTTTACGTATCGTGGTACACCTTCTGATGGTTGGGTTAAAACTTTTTTTAAACAACATGGTATAGAGTATGCTCACATAGGGAACACGGCCCACGTACCAAAAAAAGAAATAAGATGTCATAAATTATGGCCAGAGTTTGCAAGTGGTAAACCCATGTCATTAAAACAAATAAAAGATTTTTGGACATACATAGGTACCAAAGTAATTGTCCGTAACTTTTGTGAATATGATTTTCCAGATTGGATTAACAAAGACTATACAATACACGAGTTAATTAAGTTAAAATTATTAAAAGAGGACTCTGTTGATAACAGAGACTTTGCTTTAATAAGAACTAAAACTGATTCAGACAGAATACTTTACATACAAAAAATATTACAAAGAGGTTTTAACTTAGAAGGTGATGTTAAAGTTAGATACGGAAACATACACACAGTAAAAGGTTTAACATTTGATAATGTAATTGTAGATCTAACAGCAACAAGAATAGAAGATTACTTTACACAATTAAGGTTAAAATATGTTGCATACAGTCGAGGTAAATTTGACTGTTGGACAATATCATCACAACGAGCATACACACTAGGAGTTAGATAATGAAAAAGAAAAGCGTTTGGGATAAGCAGCATGGCGGGAGTCACTATCAAAAATTTACGATACAGCCCAGCAAGTTTGTAGTTGAGAATCAGTTGCTGTTTCCAGAAGGATGTGCTATAAAATATATCTGTCGTCACCGACTGAAGGGAAAGAAACAAGACATACTAAAAGCAATACATTTTTTAGAAATGATTATGGAGAGAGATTATAATGTGTAATACACCAGAAGATTTAGATCTAAAGGGTATAGATACAGTTGCAGTTGACATAGAAACTTATGATCCTAATCTTAAAACAAAAGGTTTGGGTGCTATAAGAAACGATGGTTTTATTTGTGGTATTGCTGTTGCAACAGGCAAAGATACAGCTTACTTTCCTCTTCGACATTCCGATACTGATATAGATCCCGAAAGAATAGATAAGATATGGGAAGTTTTAAATAAAAAAATATTTCAAAACGAAAACATTACAAAAATATTTCACAATGCAATGTACGATGTGTGTTGGATTAGAGCTATAACAGGTAAAAAAATGAAAGGTCGTATTGTAGATACGATGATAGCAGCATCTGTAATTGATGAGAATAGATTTAAATATTCACTCGATGCATTATCAAAGGATTATCTTGATGAAAGTAAATACAAATACGATCTACAACAAAAAACATTAGAGTGGTCTGGTGGTACAGTTAAAGACCCAATGACTAACATGCACAAACTACCTGCATACATTGTAAAAGATTATGCAAAGCAAGACGTTGATCTAACATACAAGCTATGGAATCTATTTAATAAAAAAATTGATGAAGTATTATACACAAAAGAAGACGGAGATCAAAAAACTTGTAGAAAAATATTTGAATTAGAAACAAAATTATTTCTTTGTTTGGTTGACATGAAGTTTAAAGGAGTTAAAATTGATACGGCCCAAGCTATCCTGTTTGGTAGACATCTTAAAAAACGTAGAGATCAAATTGTAAAAGCAATTGAAAACAAAACTGGAATCAGAGTCGACATCTGGGCAGCTTCATCTATAAAAAATTTATTAGAGCATCAAAAGATAACTGATTACAAAGAGACACCAAAATCTAAGATGCCACAACTACCAAAAGATTATTTAAAAACACACAAGAATAAATGTTTACGTATGATTGCAAAAGCAAGAGAATACGACAAAGCAGTTAACACATTCATTGAGGGTCTTTTAAGTTATGTGCATGAAGGCAGAATACATGCAGATATAAATCAAATTAGATCGGACGCACTC